ATTAAAAACAAAGAATAGGAAATCAAAGTTTCTTATTGCATCATTTACTGGAAAGGTATTAACCGTTGTTTTACAAGTTCTATTATCAATTTCTTTTATTCCAAGATGTTTTGCTCTACCTAAACCGTTTTTGTATCTATCAAGAAACATTGCAGTTGTGTAAACTTTATTATAGTTAAATTCATAAAAAGTATCTTCACAATCAATTGCTGATTGAGCGTCCACATAATCATCCCAATCCAAACTAAATGAGTAAGACCTCAATACATCAAAATAATCTTGTGGTAAAAATTTAAAATTAATATCTTGTAATTGTGTATCATCAATTGGGTTTGAAATTACTTGGACTACATCTCCAGCGTTTACTGGTATTACTCCGGTGTCACCAAAATATGGTTGACCATTTATAACAACAGAAAAATTAGCGGAATTTACGGTATTTTCAAATAATAACCCACCTGTTTGTGTTATTGTTGTTGTTCCGGTTAATGTGCCAACTGGTAATGTAATTGTTAAAGGTACGGCTGTAGTTGGATCAAATGGATCATTTGATGATGAGGCCCATCCGTGTTCTTTAATATTTGGAACTAAGAAGTTCGCTCTTAAAAATTCATTTTGTAATCCTTGTTCATTCTCCCATTTGAATTTGAACCTGTATTTCCCTTTTGTTGGTATTCCTTTTTTTGGGTCATTTGATAATATTTGTTGTCCAAATTCATTTGTTATTACATAATCAACATTCATTGGTACATTAACTAAAAATGAACCATCACCATCAATTACTTTTCCGTCTTGTTCAAACTTATGTTCTTCAAGGATTGGTAATCCTAGGGTATCTGCAAATATTGTTTGTCTTATTGCTAAGATTTGACCCGGACCTGATATTAACTCACATAAATTACCGGTATTGTTTTTTGGTTTACAATTTGTTTTTAACGCATCATCATCTGATGTTGATAAGATAGAACCCATAAATATCGCATTTGGTTCTATCTTTATATTAGCATCTTGTGTTAAATCAAAATCGGCTCTTACAATACCAATTTGACAAATATCGTCTTCACCCCATAATGGTGATATCTCAATTGTTTTATTTAATGTTTTTATTTGTGGTAATTCATTAAGGTTAGTTGAAGATTTAAATGTGCTACCATTAACCTGTGATGGGTTTGCTAGTCCGGATTGTATTAAGTCTTGTGGTGATAAGGAAAAACAACCTATATCGGATAAATCAACATCCATAACTAATGTTTGTGTACCGGTTGGTGCTCCAAATATCATATAATCACCACTATCATTTGTTTTTACCGTATACTTGTAATACTTGTCATATACCTCAATATAAGATTGATCCAATAGAACTTGATCTCTTGTTGGAAATGTCCCGGTTGCGGCATGTGTTGAATAAGAAGGGTCTTGTGGTAGTAAATTATACCTATAACCTTCTTCATTAACATCAGATAATGTCTTATACGGATATAATTCTGATATTATTGGGTTTGTTTCGTCTTCACTTGTTAAAGGGATAAAGATTGAGACTTTTGCATTTGGTACTCCAAATCCACCATTAACAACAACCCTACCAATTATAACACCATAGTCAGCACAAATTCTTGTGTAGATTTCACTTTGATTTATTTTGAGAGATAGTATTTCAAGTTGTTCAAAATCCTGTTCAAGTTTAACATTAATGAACTTATCTTGTCCTACTTGTGTTCTTATTCTATATGATTTGGGCATTAAATTTAACTTTTTTGATAAATAGTTTATTTCCTATTTTCAAAAAATAATCTTTATTTTGAATAAATAAATTATTAGGTAAAAGTTACCGTTTTTAAATTGATAACCCTAACATTAATATCCTTGTTTGGGTATCTAACTTGGTAGATTTGAGTCGGTTCTGCAAATATTGTATCGGCAATTAAATCAATTTGTTTTGTATTTGGATCTGAATATCTCTGTGATGTTTGGTTTGAAGAATATTGACCACCAACTCGGTTAAAGAATCTCATATCTGAAATACTAATAACACCATTTTCGTTTTGTATTAATCTTCTTAACTCGGAAACATTTACATTTTGACCTAGTTGTCTTGTATTTGGACTAAAATAGGTATTAACAATATCAATTATTTTAGATACAATTGCTCCGGAATTTTGTGTTGCGTCTAACACAACATCAACATCAGCGGCTAAATCAATTGGGTTTGCACTTTCAATAGAAATATAATCATTTATCATTCTATAATTTGAGAGATAATTTGCAACATTGTTTTTTAGTGTTGATGAAATTGTATCAGTTAAGGTTCCATTTGAATCATAAGATAACATCTTAATTTTTATCTTATTATTTTCTTCAGTAATCGTAACTTTTGCCGGTGCTCCAAACTGTGATGGCATATTTCTTATAATTGATTCATAATCATTTATTGTAACAGCCCTATTTTGTGCTGAAAAGTTAAATGAAACCATTTGTCTTACGTCTTCGGTTGTTGGTGCATTTGCTCCACCAATTGCGGCTGTAACATTGTTACATCTTAATGTATTAACAACAGATTTATTAACACTTTCCGAAGGTCCATTTACAAAGAATGATACAGTACCAATTTGTGTAATAACATTTGACCCAAGATTTGTTACTTGTCCTCCACCTATTCTATATTGAATGAATAGTGTTGAGTTTGATTTTAAAGCAGCACCTAATGCTAAATTGTTTGAGTATTTGTTTAAATCAAAAGCGTTACCTGTTCTAGCAAATTCTCTTAATTGTTCTTCTGCTGATACGTTTCCACCACCAAAAGTCATCTTTAAATAACCTTCTGGTGTATATTCTGAAATAAATTTTGTGTTTGTTACAATGTATTTTCCAACTTTAATTCCTGGTTGGTCAGATACTTTTGTTGGGTCTTCAATAAAAACCCTGTCTTCAGCCAAAGCCTTAACTTCGTACCATCTATTATCAAGACCCAAAAATTCTTGTGGTTCCGGAATTGTATTATATTGTGTTCCATCTTTTAATAAAACACTTGTTATACCCAAAACATTTTTTTCTGGTAAGAATAATTCAAAATAAGGTTTAACATCATTTGGTGTAATAACTCTTTTGAAAACTTTTGTTGTTCCATTAACAACAACTTCTCTTTTTGTTATTGTATAGTTTAATATTCTACCGTTTGAGTCAAAGTTTGGAATTTTTAACCTATTTGGTGATCCTTCAGCATTTATTGGTGACGCAAAATCAATATCATATACTGTTTCAAATGGTTGACCGGCACCAGATACTTGTGACCCTCTTCTTAAGATTCCACAATACCTTAAATCTTCTTTATCACCAAAAGCTGGAACCGTAATTGAAAAATCAACTAAAGCAACTGATGGTCTTTGTCCCGGTATTTTTAAACCGTAGGTTCTTGCTATATTGTATATTGACGCTTTTTGTTGGGCAAACTGTAATACAGTTTCTTGGATACTTCTATCAATTTGAAATTGTAGGTTATCATTAACGGCAGCATTTAAGTCCATTAACACCGAAAAAACTCCAGCGTCATTAAAATTTTGAATAAGATCAGGATAATAAGTTCTTGTGAAATTTATTAATTCAGTTCTTATTGTTTGAAAGTCTCTAGCTGTGTATGATATTTTCTTTTCTGCCATATATTATTAAATATTAATAATTACAAAATCACTACTTTCAAAAGCCTGATTTGTTGACCTATAATCAATTTTTATTTTTGCTGTATGTTCTTTTTCAGCAATACCTTGTACTGTAAATTCTCTTTGACCCTGACTATTAATAAAAGTTCCTTTATCTTCTTCACCTTCCGAAGCGTCAGTAATACTAATATTTGTTATTTGTATTCCGGGAATATATCTTTCAACACTATCTCTTATTTCGGCTTCAATATCCGAAAATGTTGGTCCGTCCAATGGTTCAAAAATATATTCATATAATCTTGTTCCAAAATCTGGTAAGAAATATCTGGTCCCCTTTCTTGTTAATAATAAATGAACAAGATCTGTTCTTATCTCTTCATCACTAGTGTCTGAAAGATCCAAATATCTACCCGTAAAAGATTCTCTAAAAGGAAAATTTATTCCATATGTAACCCCGTTTGCCATATCAAATAAATATAAGGGTTGGTTATTTTATATAAATAAAAAAGTCCCTACTTTCGTAAGGACTCTTTTAAGTTTGTATTACCTTTTTGGTAAAGTGGTTCGTATGGGCAGTGTCTACAATTGTTTCCACAACATTTACCTCGTTTCATATGGAAAGATTCTGTCATAACAATATTTCCAGAATCATCTTTATAAAAGTCAGGTTCAGGAGATTTTTTTGTTGTCTCCTGAACATATAACTGTTGTACCCAATCTTTTGATGCGTTTACCGTCATTTTAGTTAGTTTTTCTTTGGTTATAGAACGCTAACAATACTTGATATGTTAGCGTCACATTGTTTCCCCAGGTTACTTTCACAACTTATACAATTTCACATCCTGAAGCTCCACAAGCAATTTCACCGCTGAGGTTGGTATTATCTTGTAGTTCAATTACTTTTGTAAGATCAACATTTTTTAATGTTGCAGACAGTCTTTCAAAGTCTTCTTTCGTACAATCTTCAAACGGTGCTTGTGTGTAAGTTCCCCCGTTGTATGGCAAAACAGATAGTCCATTATAGAATTTTCTGTTTTTCCACATCCAATCTCCAACTAAATCCCATTCGTCTTCTTTAATTGAGATTGTTGCTGATACATTGTGTGTGTTTTGTCCTGTTCTATGTCCGTTTCTAATCCACTCTTGAGATACTTTTTTCACTCTTTCTAGTATTTGAAATACCGACTCGTATCGTAGAATTGATCCTTCTGGTGACATCTGTGGTATTGTGATTACCGCGGTATCGTGTGGTCTAAAAAACTCATCTTCAACAAGTTCTGGGTGATTTATTGCAAGATATGTATAAATTGCCTCATTTTTTCCAACACGGATTCTTCTTAAATAATAGTCATTATGCCAAGCGTGAATACCAGATGCCGTACCTAAAACCAATGATGATGTACCAGATGGTTTTACAGTCGTTGTACGGGCAGCTTTGTTAATACCAATTAAATTTGCAACTCTTTCGTTTTCTTCTTTAACGGCTTGAGCTGCTGCTTTCATATCATAACCCAACACAACACCTGATCCAATTCCAGTCATTCCAATACCAATAAGTGCGTCTTTTTCAGTTGTTCTTTTCCACACGTCTCTCAAATAATGGAAGTCAGTATATCCTGCTTGTAGTGTTCCAATAAAGGCGGCACCTTTAACTCGTTTTTCAAAGTCTTCTTGTGAATCAATATCTGAAGCATTAACCTCACATAGATTACAGAATTGGTAAGGTCTAAGTCCTATTTCGCAACAAGGATTTGTTCCCCAATCTTTATCGTTTGATAAATAAATCCCTGGTTCGCCAGCACCTGATAGTTCAATTCTTTTCCAAAGACCCATAAAATATTCTTGTGTTACTTTATGTCTTAAAAGAACTGCTGAATTGTTTGCACGACCTCTTTGTGGATTTGATTCCCACCAGTTTCCAGATTTACAAGAAATCATTTCATCATCATCAGCTGAAAATAATGAGATAAGGGCTGCTCTTCTGATTCCACCCGCTAATACTGCATCTGCAATATGACATACAATGTCGTGAGTTTCAATTGGTGTTAATTTATCACCATCGTTTTTGTTTTCCAACACCTTTGTAATGTTGTGAATACAATCTTTTAATGGTTGAGGTCCCGGTGCTTTTCCACCAGACGTTACAAGGTTTGCACCTTTTTGTCTAATATCTGAAAAATCAAATATTGGTGTTGATGCTTTGTATCCGAAATAAGACTCCATTAATACTTTAATTGCATCAGCCCATCCTTCAATTGAATCTCCAATTAAGTACCTTCTTGTTCTTGTTGGATTTGGTTTTTTAATTTCTGGTAGTTTATCTACGTGGTGTTTTTGTACTGAAAACCCAACACCTGTTCCACCTAAAAGTAGAAACATTGTTTCTGAAAATGCGTCTGTGTGGTCTATCGGTAAATAAGCACAGTTATAAACTCTGTTTGGTGAAATCTCAATTGGTTTACCACCAAACTGTAATGATCTCATAGATGGAAGAATTTTTTTATCGTATACCATTTTATATACTTCTTCTATCTGGTCTTTAATATTTGGGTATTTTTTTTGGTGCATTTCTTTATTTCTTGTCACCAATTCTTCCCAAGTTTCCCTTCTATTTAATTCAGGGACAAATTTAGCGTATTTCATATACACCGTAATATCGCTCAATATTTTTTGTGAAATATCCATTTTTTATAAATTTAATTATTTTTATTTAATTTTATGAAGTTTTTTGTTTTTCTTGTTCTCTTTGTTGTCTTTTTTCAAGCAACTCCTTAACTCGTAGTCTTTGTCTTTCTTCTTTTTGTTCTTCAATACCTAAGAATGTGGTTGTTGATTCAGTATCTATTTCAATCATAGCATTATCAAACTTGCAATTTTCAAACACCACACCGTCATCTCCAATACGAGATTTGGTAATTGCTATTGTGGCCAACTTCATTTCTTTTTGTTGTAATGTTTTTGCTACTGAAATAATAACATGTCCTACCTGTGCCTTCTTAATTGATCCCCCCATCTGGTCAGTCGTTACAACTTCCGATGAAATTGAGGCTCTATTTCCCTGGGTTGCTGTCCAACCTACTAAATTTAGTTCATGACACATAGCTTCAAAACCTCTCATTACTGAACCCTCACTCTTCCATTCATCCCCTAGATTTTTATCTGGAACAATACAATCAATGTAATCAACAACAACCATGTCTATCTTTATACCATCTGCAATCATTTTTCTAATTTCATTCTTAATTTGCAACATGGTTTTAGTATCAGACGGTAGTTTTTTCAAGATTAACTCATTTGGCATTTTTTCTTTAATGTCTTTTACTTTTTGCATCACCTCATCCTTTTTTTCTGACAATTCGTCAGGATGAATTTTTGTCCAAAGGGTAAAATGTTTCCTTTGTATCACTTTTGGGTTGTCCTCAAAGAATATTTGTAGGACATTAAAACCTAAGTTAAATGCGTGATTTGAGATCTTAGTTAATACTGTTGA